AAACGTAAAAACACCCATTGCTATTAAAGTGGCTCTTGCCATTCTTAATTGTGCTAGTTGTTTTCTTAGTAAAGTTTCTGTTTCCTTCATGGCTTTAGCCGTCTCCAGCTCCTCGTCCGTGACAACGCCGTCTCCGTCTAGATCAAAATCATTATATTTGCTATTGTTTTGAAGTGTTTTTTTCATAGGATTCTTTTATCTCCTCTATTGTTCGGCTGCATCCCACACAAACCTTCTTCTCGTCTAATCTACAAAGACCTACGCAAACGCTTTTGGACATTATAGAAACTCTTTATAGTATTCTGAATTAGGAGCAAACACTTCTCCGCCATCTTTCATTTTTTTAGTTAGTAGATCTCCACGACCATTTTGGATATAAAATTGTTCTAAACTCATTGTGTCAGAAGCAGGGCCATCAAAAAACTCTTCTTTTAAATCTTTCTCAGTTCTTTTGTCACCTTTTCTAGCCATCTTATTTTCCTTTTTTTAATAACTCTCTAATTGCTTTTGTTCCTTTGGCTGCTCCTGTTATACCTCCGGGACCAGAAGGTTCAAAAATCTCTCTAATTGCTTTTGTTCCTTTGGCTGCCGAAACAAGAGCTCCTGCACCTAAATTAACTACTGAATTTCCGTTTTTTCTAGCCATCTTGACCTCCTTGATTTTTGCCTTGTTGTTTTAATAGTTCTCTATCCATCGCTGAATTTATTCTAGCTTGAGTTACCTTCTCCTGACTTTGTAGTCTCTGTTGGAACTGATCGTCTCTCTGCTGAACCTTCTTCTCTTCTAAACCAAGTTTGGCTTGATCCACTTGAGAATCATTCTGTTCCGCCTGAGACTTAATCTGTAACTCCTGCTCTTTTAATTGTATTAGAGGATCAGGACCCTGACCGCTAAGTTGTCCGCTTAACGCTTTCAGCTGCGACATACCTTCTGCAACGTATTGCGCCGTCTTAGCTTCCATGTCTATCATCTGCTCTTCGGACACAGCCTGACCACCGCCCGCTTGTATCAAGTCAACCGCAGCTCTTTCACGAGCTCCAATCTTAACGTGTTCCATTATGTGTTTCTGCAAAGCAACCGCCATGGGAGGAGACTGAGCTACCAAAGGTGTGGATCCAAATACCATGTGAGCCATAATGTGAGCTTCATGCGATTGACCTTCAAAAGCCACAAGCTTTATCTGATCCAAGACATCAATGTTTTCCTGCGCTGGATCTTTAGGTACAGCTTCGGGCTCTGGTGTTCTTTTCAAAACCCTGTCAATATCTCTTACGCCCAAGGCCTCATACATATCCCTAAACACTTCATACATGTTGTGCATGTCAGGAGCTGACGTAGCTAACTGCATCTTGGTTTGCGCCAAAGATATTCTTTGAGCCTGACTAAACACATTAGGGTTAGACACAGGTAATACATCAACCCTATCGTCAAAGTCCTGTCTTCTTATATTACCATCTACGCCTGTGATGCTATAAGGATACTCGTCCGGTAAAAACTCAGACATAACCTTAGATAACAACTTGAACTCTAACTTCATGGCGTAATGTAATCGTTTGTGAACCGCCGACATAACCCGTGAGCCCTGTTCCAACATCGCTATCGTAGTGCCTACGGCGGCTTGTTGATTTCCATCGCCCACTTTTAAGTCAGTAATGGTAGCGAATCGCTGTCCAGCATCAACCACAAATCCTAGAAGTTGCATAAGCGTTTGATCGGGACCCTTAAAAGGTAGAGGCATTAAGCTGGCTTTTATATCACCACCCGGAGCGTCCACATCTCTAAATTCACCCGGTTGCAACGGCTCATCATCATCCCTGATCCGTAGACCGCGGGCCTTAAATCCTGCTGGAAGATTAGATAATGTACCAGCATCAATCAACTGCCTTAATGCAGCAGTCGCGGTTCGCGATAATCCACCTATAGTGTGTATCAATCCTAGACCATAGAAGCCGAAGCCCGGAAGAAACTTATAATGTACAAAATATTGTATCTTTTTCTTCTTAGGATCATCTTCTCTATAGTTCCTGCGAATCGCCAGTATCTTTCCGTTATCTTGTGATATGGTGACAAGATAAGGTACCTTGATGCCTGTAGGCTCACCGTCCTCGCCGAGCTCTTCATATCCTTCAAGATCCAAGTCAACATGACATTCTAATAACGTACAATCGTAATCAATCTGAGAAGGATACATGCCGTCAATACGTTCTATTTCATCACTTAGACTACCTGATTCGCTTTGAGCTGGAATAACAGGCATGTCTTTATAAAATCCTGATACCTGTCTTTTTCTAAGATCATTTAAACTTAACTTTAAAACTTGTGTTATATTAGGACACGTTTCTAAACCAGAGGTGTTGTAAGGAACAACAAGATTCTCAGCCGGAACAAACTTACTCACCGCTCGATCTAAGTTCTCATCAAAATACACTTTCTTAAACGTACTACCCGCAAGAGGTAAGAAGAATAACATCTGATCTAACTCAGGAGTGTACTCCTCCATTTCACAAGTAATGTAATAATTCATAAACTCCTTTACGCGTTGAGCTTGATCCTCTTTCTCAGGAGTACTAGATCCAAGCACGGTTGTTCGCACGGGTCCAGAAGGTGGCAACAATTCATTAAACGCTTGAGCTTGGAACTGCGTTGCGGACTCGGCAAGCAAGGGGTGCGTGACACCGCTCGCGCCTCGAAAGGGCTGTGAGCGCTCTTCGTAACTAAATCCCAACAACTCCAAACCGTTAGCGAAAGCATCTTCCCACTCCTGTCTACCACTTTTGTTTTCATCAAATTCTCCCGTTAGCTCACTGGCAATTCTGCCAAGTAACCCGTCAGGCATTTCTTCCGCTAAGTTAGCTGAGAAATCTTCGTCCGCTCCTCGTTGATCCTGTGGCTCAAAGTCAACAACAACGCTTCCATCTTCTTCTTCTATAATCTCTATGTCTTCTGGGATAGGTCCCATGTCTAAACTGTCAGGCATTTCTATTTCCACTTCAGCCATCATATCTTCTTCGTCTAGCTGCGAGGGAACGCCTTCCATCATGCTGCCTAGTGGTTCTCTTGCCATGTAATTCTCCTTTTGCCTATCTTATCATACGTCTGTACATATTGACAGCCCCCTGCGTCAACGCAGGTATACCTAAATCTTTGACAGGGGCATTATAGTTTACATTATAATTTGTCTCTTCTGAATTTGGATTGTATTTTACGCCAGCTGTCACGCTATCACCTTTGTTCAAGGCGTTCATCATTCTATAATAAGCGTCTAGTCCCCCAACATTAACTTTGTTAGATCCAAACTTTTTAACACGGTCCACGCCAAACTGTTGGAGTACCTCCGGAGCTTTAGCTCGTCCTTTAGATCCATAGACCGAAACCCCCGCTCCAAACTTATCTTTGTTAGGAGCAACAGCATCAAACCCTAATCGTCCACCGCCTTGGTTTACCCTTATATCTTTATACATAGGTTCCCCATCTAAGGTGCCTATAAAGGACTTTTTATTTGTAACAGAACCTCCTCCTTGAACAGAAGGCCTAATTTCAAAACCACCGGAAGCTACGTCCTGTAAAAAGTCTTGGCTTTGAAATTGACTTAATATTTTTATAATTTCTTCGTCTGTGCGGTATCTAAAGTCCCCTGTTCGAGGGTCTTGAATTAATTCTTGGCTAAGTTCTTCATAAGCTCCTTGTAACTGCGGAGGCATAGTTTCTTCTATTTGAGCTTCCCCGCCATTTTCAAACATCCTAACCGCTGTATCTTTTAAAGATATTACGCCGCCTTCGGCCATATCTCTAGGCGTCTCTTGTTCAGCGGTTTGTTGTCGAGGTTGTTCAAATTGCCTCACATCAAAAAAGCTATCTTGTCTGTCGCTTTTGTCAAAAGCTTTTTTAAAATTTTTACCAAACCGACTAGTCGCAAAATCATTTGCCATAACTTCATTAGCTAAAGTAAAAATTTGTTTAGTGGTTTCTTGGTCTATATTTTTTTCACGAGGAGAGTTTAGCATCTCATTAAACATGGCGGGTGTTATACCTAATCGTTTTTCTAATTCTGAATAAAAAGTAAGCCTGTTGGCATCCGAGTAATAATACGACATTACTCTACCAACTTCCCTAATTAGAGTTGAATTGTTTTGTCTTATTACACCATCTTTGATATTTTCTTTAAGAAGATCGGAAGCCTTTGGGTTTGAAAAAAGTTTATTAAGATAAGAGGACTGCTCATTCAGCTTTCGATCCATAAAGGACATGTTGGTTATAGACTGTATGTATCTATGTTCGGCGTCACCACCTTGCCTCAACCTTTCAAGGGCCTTACTGTTCTTAGCTAAATAGGCCGCTCCTTTATGCATAAGCTCGTGTGCCAAGGTTTGCCCCGATACAGCGTTCGATAGTACAAGTAAATTATCGTCA